ATTGAAGTCTGCTATTTATAAGATTTACGGATCTGACTACCACAAATATTGGTCCATTAAATCATCTCCTATGACGCTTGAATCGAAGATAACTGGAAATCAAGTCATTTTTCGAGGTATGAAAGACGACGGACAGCGAGAAAAAGTAAAGTCTATCACCTTCGACCGCGGCAAACTTACTTGGATTTGGATTGAGGAAGCAACAGAGCTTTATGAAGCCGATGTTGATATTCTTGATGACCGATTACGTGGTAATTTGGATTTTAATCCTTTTCTTTACTATCAAATGACGTTCACTTTTAACCCAGTATCTGCTACCCACTGGATTAAAGCTAAGTATTTCGATGTGACTCATCCGGATATTTTTACTCATCAATCTACCTATTTGCAGAATCGATTTATTGATGAAGCCTACCATAGACGAATGATGATGAGGAAAGAACGTGATCCTGATGGATATCAAATCTATGGGCTAGGTGAATGGGGTGAGTCTGGCGGACTTATTCTTACCAATTACATTGTGGAAAATTTCAACACGGATCCAGAACGTTTCGATTACATGGTCAACGCTCAAGACTTTGGGTTCAATCATGCAAATGCTATTGGTGAGATTGGATTTAAAGATGGTGAGCTTTTTTTGTGTCGTGAAATCTATGAGTTCGAAAAAGACACAAGCGAGCTTATTGCTATAGCAAATGAAAAACGAATAAATAAAAAGCTAGTTATGTGGTGTGATTCCGCTGAGCCGGACCGAATTAAAATGTGGCGTAAAGCAGGGTATAATGCTAGACCTGTAAAAAAAGAACCTGGAAGTGTAGCTGCTCAAATCGATTACTTAAAACAATCAAGAATACACATACATCCAAGTTGTACGAAAACAATTAAAGAAATTCAGCAATGGAAATGGATAAAAGACGAAAAATCCAACAAATTTACAGATAATCCAGTAAATTTCTTCGATGATGCGATGGCTATGCTGAGGTACTCCATTGAGATGGAAAGAAGAAAACACAGCAATAAACCGAAAAGAAGAGAAAGAAAAACAGCGTTTTAGGAGGTGGTTAAGTGTCCAGTAAAATTATAAGTGGGGGGAAAAGCGGTGCAATCCCTGTCGGTTTAAAAAAGCAAGATGTTTCAGTAACAAAAAGCCGAACGTTGAAATACAAAACAATAGGTGGGACAAACCAAACAAGAGATCTAACTCAATTATCGCCACCGTACGATATTGCGACATTAAGGAGTATTCCTTCTGTTTCCGATGTCTTAAATCAAGCAATTGAAGCTTATGCGACTAACGTAGCTGGTTTTGGGCTAGATATTCGTTACAACGTTGACGATGTCGAAGAAACCGATGAAATGAAGCTAGAGTGGGATACTTTAGAAAGGTTAATCAATGAGTTGTCCTACGAACGACCAGCTAAAGAAATTATTCAAGAGGTTATTCGTCATGTTGAAGAATGTGGCAATGGTTATCTCGAAGTGATACGAAACCTCAAAGGTGAGGTAGTCGGAATAGATACAATCAAACCTGAATATATGACTGTGACCAAGCTAAATGGAGTGGTTAACTCAGAAGGCCAAGAAATAAAAGTTCGTTACTTCGTTTTCCGTGATTCAGTCGATGATTCAACTGTAGATAGCGGAACATGGTACAAAACGTATGGAGATTTGACACCGTTAAACGTAAACGGAAGCATTGCTTCAGAAGGAAATGGCACAGCAACGGAAGTTATTCATATAAAAAATGGAGATTTCTTAGACCCGTACGGCGTTCCGCGATGGGTAGGCCCGATGATCAAGATTCTTGGCAATCGTAAAGCTGACGAACTAAACTATCGCTATTTCACGCAAGGCAGGCATATCCCGTTGGCTATTATGCTAGAAAACGCTCAATTAACAGAAGCTAGTGAGTCCTCGTTGCAAAACTACGCAAACAGCATTGGGTCAGAAGGGGAAAGCCAACATAAGTTTTTAGTGATCGAAGCCGAACGTCTCGGGGCTGATGACGAATTGTTATTCGATGATTCCAAAGCGAAACCTGCGGTGAAATTAGAAAAACTGTCGGATATTCTTCAGAAAGATGCTCTTTTCTTGGAATATAGCCAAAATGTTGTAAATGCAGTTCTTGGAGCATTTAGATTGCCGCCAATTTACGTAGCGCAATCCACAGATTATAACCGTGCGACCGCTGAAACAGCCAAGGAATTGACAGAAGAGCAAGTATTTCAGCCGTTACGAGAGTCCTACGCCTGGCGATTAAATTCGTTATTTAGAGAATACAGGTTCAAATATGTTGAGGTATTCTTGAAATCGTCAAACCTGGTAAACATGGAAGATGTCAAAGCAATTCTTGATCCAGCTAACAACGCGAAAGCAATCGCGCCTAATGATTTGAGAGACATTCTTTCTAAGGTGCTTAACAAGCCACTCAAGCCTTTTGAAGACGAACGGTACAATTATCCGATTGAAGATAGTGGTTCGACTGCATTAAGTGGCTTTTCATTTGAGAATCAGCAAAATAACACGGATGACGAAATCGAAGCGGGAGAAACAAACAATTTGGGTCAGACAGTTCAACAAGTTTCTTTAAATGGAGCTCAAATTTCATCCTTAGTTAATATTGTTCAAGCAGTATCGACGGGTACTTTGCCGCGAGAAAGCGCCATCCAAATGATTACTGCAGCGTTTCCTTTTGACGAGTCTAAAGCAAAATCGATTTTGGGTAATTCTGATGGTTTAACCAAAGAGGTAGTAAAAGCATACGGATACACAGAAGACGGCGAAATATCAGGAATGATTCGTAGAATATTAAGGAGGGCGAAGAGTGAGTGACGAAGAATTGATTAAAGTAGCTCTCAAAATCAAAAAAGAAGAAGATGATGAATTAGCAAAGCTTCTAGAAAAAGCAGGCTTTTTATTCGTTCCAGTATTACTTAAGTTCATTTTGGATTCAGAAAACAAGATGGATGACACCTTGCAAATTGATTACGAGGAGGTTTGGGAAAAAGTTAAGAAGTTTGTTGAAAATCGCCAAAAGAAACCTACCAAGCTATCTATAAAAATCATGCTACGAGGGCGGTCATTTCAATCGAACATGAGAGATGAAGTCGTGCCGGAAATGCGCAAGGCTTTTTTTGGGTTATTTGAATCATTTAACGATAAGTATGGTAGCGGGGATAAATTTGACTTTCGTTCGAAACATTATAACGACATTGAAAAATGGTTGAAAAAACTACCTAAACTGATGCAAGTTACTACCGATGAAGCTTTGATTCGTACGATTCAACAATCATATGAAGATGGGAAAGGTATCAATTGGCTTGAAAAGAAGTTATCTGAATTGCCAGAGTTCAGCCGAAATAGAGCGAGAACAACAGCAATCACCGAGGGTTTACGGATGTATTCAGGAAGTCAATATGAAGCTATGATGCAAAATGATGCGATTACAGGAAAGACTTGGAGGCATACGCATGGCATAAAAGAACCAAGAAAAGGGCACGAAGATGCAGACGGACAAACAGTTGCCAAAGATGAGTATTTCATCATCAACGGCGAAAAGTGTCGTTATCCTCGTGACCCAATGCTATCAGCAGGCGAAAGCATTCATTGTCATTGCTTTATGGTGCCTGAGTTGAAAAATTAGCGACTTTTTCTAAATTAAACTAACTATTTCTAGGGTATCCGCATTTTCTTTTAGATTTATAAAAGGTAGTTCTATTCCGGATTCTAAAAATTTCACATTGAATAGCGTGGTTTGGAATCTTTCTATTATAGAGTAATCAAAATCTCCGGTTATATTCTCTAAATATTCCAGTAAAAAAGATTCATTGTTTACAAGCGAGCGATTGTACAAACTTTTGAACGTATTAAAAATGGAGTATCGTGTTTTGTTAAATAAAATCGAATCATCTTTACTTGAAAATGAATAACTTTTTTCATCTACAATTAAATATTCAGGATTAAAATACAAAAGACCGGGGTTTTCAGTTCTTTCTGAAAGTTTATAAGTGTTGGCGGTGATAAGCTTACCATTTAAACCTAAAACCAAGTTCTTTTTCAACGTATGTTCGGTATACCTTTCGCGCTCTAAAATTTCATCAATAACTTCCAAAGAGTATTCAATAGCTTGTAACTGTTCAAATTTCATTTTTACACCAACTTTCTTTTTTTTACTCAGCAGACCACTTGCTGGTAAATAAAGTATATAACGATATCGAGCGTTTTCAATAAAAAACAGAGAACAATCCGAACAAATATTACTAATGCAAAACCGTTTAGCAGTTAAAAGGAGGAATAACCATGAAAACAGTTCCTTTGAGCACCGTGTTTTTACTATTGCGTGACATTGCTTATAAGATGCAACGAATTGACGTAGACGAGCTAGATGCGGACTACGAACAGCATTTGCAACGTGAGCATGACAAACCGCCTGATAACCGCCTCGAAATCGACACGGTTAAGCCAGCCAGTGGCGGAAAGGATGCGTGATCCAATATCTCGTAACTATGCGTTAAATAGCGTTACCCACAAGCAAGCACGTGCAATGTTAATACTTTGCCTTTTTTTCAAAAAAATGTAAACAGCAGAAAAACGAAAGAAGGAATAATTATGAATCATGAAAAATTTATTGAGAAATGCCGCGAAACTGTAAAAGAAAAAATCGAAGAAAGGTTTGCTGATGAATCTGGTGCAGTGCCAGCGTTTGAGGTATTTGTGGTCTGGTCATGCAAAACGTTGCAAAATAGCAAAGCGATTCTTAGTGCTACGTCGAAAGGGGCACCGTTATACGAATTTACTTTGAATGGTGATAAAGGTGAAATCTATGTGGATACTTACATCAAAGAAATGAACGAATGTATCAAAGTTTAGTCAGTACAGAAAGGAATAAATGAATGCCAAGAACAATTAATGTATTTACCAATCCGAATTGTATGCCATGCAAAATGACAAAACGTTGGCTAAATGAGCATAACTTGCCATACAACGAGTTGCAAATCGCAAACTATGTGGAAGAACTACGTGAGTTTGGCTATCAATCGGCACCAGTTGTGCAAGTGATTGACGCTGACGGATCGGAGACAACGTGGAGTGGTGGGTACAATATTAAACAGTTGCAAGCTTTAGTTAATGACTAAGGCTTTTTATTTTGCCTTGAAAGGAGTGGACAGCATGCATCATCATATTACGAAATACCGAGATGAAAAAGGCATTCGCAAGGCAGTATCGTGGTTCCAAATTAATTTATTTGGAAAGTGTTATTGCTTTTTAAAACGTGAAATTCAGATTTAAGAAACAAAATTGAAAGGTGGTGAGAAAATGCGAAAATTAGAAAATGTTCTTGTAACACATGTCTCATACGTAGACAAAGCAGCAAACAAACAAAAATTTTTCCTGACAAAAT